CTGATTATCTGGAAGGGTAAGCAATGTTCCGTCAATTCTATGAAGCTGGTTTCCGCATTTTCCCCCTGTGGCGTTTCCGTGGCGAACATTGCGAGTGCGGCAATCCTGAATGCACCGCGCTTGGCAAACATCCCCGCGCTTCAAACTGGCAACACACCCCGCAATGGGATGAAGACCAGATCGACACAATGGACACTATCGGTCACTTCAAGGGCGGTTCTGGCGTCTTATGCAACGGCTTGCTGGATATCGACTTTGACGCGCCTAATGGTGGCGTTCCATCTTTTGAGCAGCTTTGTCACGATGTGCCGGAAATGCGCGGCGCGGGCCATGGCGGCTTCCTTGCTTTCCTGCGTTCCCAGAAAGGCTTTCACGGCATCACCACCAAAACGGCAATCAGCGCGGCCACCAGCCATTGCAAACCGCCGTGGCCGTATTCGCCGCCTTCCGTGCTATGCCCCAGCGCATGGCTGATCAGGTACGGCACGGCCTTCAATGCGCCGGACAGGGCAAGGCCCAGCCCGGCGGCCAGATGGTCCGTGGTCAACGCCACAGCCAGCCCCGGCGCAAGGGACACGGCCAGCCCGGTCACGGCCAGCCCCGTGGCACAGCGGGCAAACAGCTTGCGTTTGCCATAGCGTTCCACATCGGCGGTGATGTCCACCACGGCCTGATTGTAGCCCTCAAGCCATTGCACATCCCCGGAACCGTCATCATCCCGGAACCGTGCGAATCGTTCATCCGTGCGCGGATCGCGGCCAAACAGCAAGCGCACAGGGAAATCCAGCGTTTCCGGTTCAATCGGCTTGATCAGCATGGCCAGAAAATATTGCCCGTGCCCGGTCAGGCACGCCACCACGGCGGCGGCAACGGCGGCCAGTTGCCAGATGAACGGCACGCCCAGCGCGGCCATCACCGCGCCAAAAACCGTGCAGAACAGCACCTGTTCCACCGGGCGCGGCCATGACGGTGCGCCGCCGCGCATCCGGTAAAACACCGCCCCTGTCACGGCGGCGGTGAACAACAGCAATGTGTAAAGCGGGTAATCCAGCACGTTCATGGTCGGTTTTCCTTCCCTGTGTTCTGATGATGCGCAAATTTTACCACATATTGCCGGGAATACAGCGCATCATTTGCGCTTATTCACAGCGCCTTGGCCAGCGTGGCCACGGCCCAGATCACCACCAGCGGCCAGCGGAACACATAGGCCAGCCCGGCGCACAGGGCCATGGTCAGGATCGCGGCATCACAGGCGCTGATCAACGCGGCGCGAATCATCATCTTGGCCTTTCGCTTATGTCCGGGCGGCCATATCGGCCATAATAATCCGGGAACAGGTGATGGAAATCATCCCATAACAGCCCTTTTGTCCGCGCCGGGTCACTGTCATCCCATATAATATATTCACCCGGTTTAAGCTGATAAAGATCAGCTAAACGCGGTCCATTTATGAAATGTTCTTGCCCATCGTTTTGGCTCATGACGAATCCCGGATGTACCGCATATTTTTTATTCATGGCTGCGGCTCCGGGAGTCGTTTCCAGCTTTGCACGGCGGTGACTTTAAACGAATCACCATCCAGCACGCTTTCAAATTTGACCGGGCACCATTCCATGAACTTCACGCCGCCATGGCTGTACATTTCGCGCCCGTCAATTTCGATGGACGCGCTGATGCCTTCCTTGCGCCAGTTGCCCCGGCCAAACGCCGCGTCCGCCGCCATGGTGATGGCCGCTTCCTTGTTCGCGGCCAGTTGCTGGCCAATGCTGGTGATCTTTCGTTCCAGCGCCGGGGCAAACGCGCCGGGCGCTTCCGTGCCCATGTTGACCGGGGTGGTGATGCGCGGCTTGCGCCCGCCGCAATCGCACGCGCTGCGCGGATCGGCGGCATAGGCACAATTTGTGTCATGTCCTGTTGCGTCCAGCATCATCCTTGCTCCGGTTTATAGTCATGGGCCTTGCCTTCCAGCGCGTGTTCACACACTTCCGCCATCTTGCTGTTCACATACGCCTTGGCCGTGTCCGCCGGGTTTTTCTGCAAATGCAGAAATTCATAATGGCGGAATTGCCGTGCGGCCAGTTCCAGCGCCGCCCGCTGCACATCGTGCCTGTTCGGGCCGCCTTTGGGCGGGCGGATGACATCAAGTTCCATGCCATCTTCAATCACCAGCACCTTGACCGGGAGTCCGGCATTGTGGACCGCCTGAATGATCGCGGCCTGTTGATCGCGGGACAGGATGCGCGGCGTGCGCAGCGCCAGAATATCACCCTTGCGCACATCCTTGATGTGAACCAGCGACAACGGCAAATCCGCGCCAGATTTTTTGCCGCCGCTGCCTTGGTTCGGCGGCGTGCCGGGCGGCTTGCCCGTTGCTTTCGGTTGATGTCCTTTTTTCATTTTAGTGCCTTTCTCTTTCTGTGGTTAATTTAACTTCTATCGGGCTGATCCCAATATCTGGCCCTTATATAAACGGTGTCTTTTTCTTCATCTGTTGCACATTTGACATGGAAAAAACGCATATACCAGTCTGTGTCCGCATCTTTGATGACCACCCGCGTGTCCGGCGGCAAGGATGCAAAATAATCCGCAATTTCCTTGGCCGTGGGGTTCAAAAAACTTTTCAATTCATCGGCCATGATTCACCGCCAGCGGTTTCAGGATGATGTGGTGCGTGATGTCATCCATGCCCATGGTGAATGTGACTCGCGTGATCATGGCTTGCTGTTGCTGGCCGTTGAACTTTGCCGTTATGACATCGGCGCAACTGTACGCCATGCGGATGGCTTCGGAAAAGTGTTGCGAGTCATGGCACACATCAATGGCCAGTTCACTGTCCGTCATGGCGTTCACGGTGAATGCATATTCCACCGCGTCCACGGCAATGATCTTTTTGTCAAAGTCTATATGGTCAATCATGATTCTTCCTTTTCCGTTTTTACTTCACCGCATCCGCCGCCACCACCCGCGCCGATGTTGTGGATTTCCACGGCCTTGATTCCTTCCGGCAACTCAATCACCACCACATGGCCGTTTCCATCCGTGAATTTAATGCGGCGGCGGCGCGGGCGCGGTGCCAGTAAATTGACAAGCCATTTAAACATTGTTCTGTCCTTTCTTTTTAAACCAGCCGCGCACATAGCCCGTGAATGGCGGCGCGTCATCTTGCGGGAGTCGGCCTTTCAGCTTTTCCCCGGATTTATATTCACGGATCACCCGCTGTCCCTTGTCGATGGTGACAATTTTGGCGTTCGTGATGGCGCGGTATTCGCTTTGCGGTCTGGTGGTCATTCTGCGCTCTCCAAAAGATATTCCACGGCGCTGTCTATATGGCGCTCAAATTTTTCAAACGCCACCAGCAATTCCGCCTGTGCACCTTCCACGGAATTGTCCACATCGGCCCACGGCATGGCCAGCTTTTCGATGCTGGCCTTGATCTGCGCTGTGTGGCGCTTTGTCTGTGCCGCCAGTTTTTTGGGAGTCATCCCGGCAACCAGTGCGCCATCGGCGCGTGTAGGAATCAGCTTGTTCATTTTGCACCTACCATCACGCGGCTGTTTTTGCCGCCCTCGATCCCGCCCGCCATGTTCACCTTGTCCGCACGGTCAATTCCGGCGTGGAAAGATTCTGTGTTTTGGATGTCCCAGTTGGAACGGTGTTTTTTCAGTTTCAGGTTCAGGGATTCATATTCTTCCCGGACCTTATCTTCCTTGACCACCACCAGATTCGTGCCCGTGCTTTTCACCACGTTGCTGGTGCGGTCCGCTTTCAGTTCATCCAGCCGCTTGTTCAGGCGGTAAATCATGCCCTTGCGGAAAGATGCCAATATGGTTTTGCTGTGATAGCCCAGCATCTTTTGTTCCACAAAGTGCAGCGATTTTTTATATTTTTCCGCTTCATTGACCACGGCATTGTTCAGATAGTTATAAAAATATGCGGCCAGCTTCGCGTCATCACCATAGCCGAAAAAGTACACTTCGCCTTTACCCGTGTTCCACCAGTTTTTGCAATCAAACGTGTTGGCAATATGCCAGTTCAATTCCGTGGTGTCGTACCCGGTTTTAAAAATCGGGGCGGTGACTTTTTCACACTTCTTTTCCTTCGCGTGTTCGGCAAGCTGCGACTCTTCAATCATGTGCTTGGTCATCAGCTTTTGCGCCATTTCCAGCGCGGCGTTGGCTTCCGCTTCCGTTGCGCCGTTCTCCACGGTCTTGTTCAAAAGCGCGTTGATCTTGTGCAGTATGCCGGAATTGTCCTGTGTCATCACGCGCCCGCCTTCACTTCCTGAATTTTCGCCGCTATTTTTTCCACTTCCCGGCGCAAGCCTTCAATGGCCACTGATGTTTCAATGTTGCCGGGGCGGCGGCGGCCTTGTGCCAGCTTGCGGATGGATTCGCTGTGGAAGTCATTGAATGAACCATAGGCCAGATGCCAGCCGGACTTCACCGCGCCGGAATCCACCAGCGCACGGATTTCATCGTCCAGTTTTTTCTTGGCGGCGTACAGGCCATTAGGATTGAAATAATGAAAGTAAACGGCATTCTTGTTGCTCATGCCCCGGTCACTTTCGGCTTGTTCCGTGACATATTCAAATGTCAGCTTTTTCTTTGCCATATCTTCACCTTACCCGTTTGCCAGCCCGGCCCGTTGCCCGGCTGATGTCCCAGTTTATAGCGCACTATTTGCGCACCCGTCAACCCATTATAGCGCATTTTTTGCGCTTTTCCTAAAAAGGCGGGAAAAAGGCCGCCAGATCAAAGAAATGGCGGCCTTTCCGTGCGGGGGGAAAACCCTTGTTTATCTGAAATCTTCGCGGCGCAACAGGTCATGAACCCATGAACAGGAATATGAATCGGACATGGCTTGCTGCAACAGCGTGGGCCGGAACGAATCCACCGGGGCGCGTGGCACCTGTACGGGATAGCCGTGCGGGATGACCAGCGCCGGGGCGGGCTTGGTGTCAGCGTCCATGGCGGCGGCTCCGGCGTTTTTCCGTGATCTTTTCCACCGGGATCATCATGACCACAAAGGCCAGCAACAGCGGCCAGAACACGGCCATGGCCAGCGCTTCCCACCAGCGCGGGCCTGAACTGTACATCCCGCCGCCCAGCGCCATCATCAGGGTAAAGAGAATCCCGGCCACGGTGAAATAAAGGGTTGAAAGAATCCATAACAGCATGGCCCGGTCACTCCATCCCGATGGCGGACTTGTACAGGTCCATCAGTTCGGCTTCCTCGCGGCGCTTTTCCACCGCCATCTTGCGTTCACGGATGATCCGCCGGATGATCTTGGTGTCAAAGCCCACGCCCTTGGCTTCGGCCATAACGTCCTTTACGTCATCACCCAGCCCGGCCTTTTCTTCTTCCAGCCGTTCGACTCGCTCGATAAACGACAACAGGCGCTTGCCCACCACGCCGCCCGTGTCCTGCGCTTCCCCGGCCACAATGGCCTTCACCACCGTGCTGTGGGGCAAATCTTCGATGTCCTGCGCTTCCGCGCTTTTGCTGTTATCGCCCATGCCGCGAATCTCCCTGATTGAATGAATCGTAAGCATTCATTATCCCCCAGCGCCCTGATGCTGTGAACCCTGCATGATCACCTTATCCCCGGACGCGGATGACCAGCCCATGATTTCCCTATAGTCAAACTTTTTGCCCAGCGCGTGCTGGATGTGCATGTCCGGCCCGTCCTGTCCCAGCAAGTCGCCGTTGTAAATCAGCGCGTACATCTTCACCAGCGCCCGGCCTTCGATGAAATCCTTGCCCAGCGGCGTGATCTGCCACATGCCGCTTGTGCGCTTGCCTTCCAGCCCCTGCACATGCGGGCGGCGGCGGATCAGCCCCCAGTTTTCCAGCTTGCTGAAATCCCCAGCGCCTGAACTGTCCACCAGCACCACATCCCGCGTGTGGAACCAGTCATGGCCGTGCTTATGCCATGCGGTGATCAGTTGCCGCGCCATCGTGCTGTTGATCGTGCGGGTGTACACCTTCACAAACTGGCCGCAACACGGGCACGCGGTGCCTTTCTTGCGGGCTTTTTCCATCGTTTGCGCCTTGGCCTGTGCCATGACGTTTTCCGGCCCGAAAATATCCATTGTTTCCACCTTACCCTTTTTCATTAGATTTTCCTTATATCCAAAGTTTCACCGCAATGGCCACCAGCGCCAGCGCCGCCAGCCATATTCCCACCGTGGCATATTTCAGGGTCATTTCCACTTCACCCATGAACGTGCCGATGGCCCGCATATCTTCCTGTGTCAGCATGATTAAACCCTCATAGGCATGATCACGCCCATGCGCTCGATCCCGCCCCGGCGGTCCACCACCTTGAACGGGCTGGTGTGGTCGATGTAGTGCAGCACGCCGCCGCACAGGTCCATCAGGTATTTGGAATTGAACCCGGCTTCAAACGGCAACTGGGTGGACACGGGCCATTCCCGCTTCACGCCGCTGATCACTTCCGTGTTCCGCGCCTTCCCGGCCTTGATCGCCACGCCCAGCGTTCTGGCGTTCGCACCGATTTTATTGATGATGGACAGTTCCGGCACCAGCGCCTTGATTTCTTCCGGGTTGTACAGCGTGGTGTTGCCGGGCGGACAGTTCGGCACCACTTGCCGCCATGCCGGGAACGTCCCGTCAATCAGCTTGCCTTGCACCAGCGCATCCCCGATGCGGGCGGTGAACAGCAAGCCTTCAAATTCGATGTCCACGCGTCCAGCGCCTGTTTCTTTCATCAGGTCCAGAATGATTTTCACCCCGCGAGTCGGCATGATCGCGCCAGCGGATGGTGCCACCATCTTGTATTTGCCATCCGCCTGTTTCTTGCGGGCCTTCTTTGGCCGGGGCGCGTCAATCGCGTGCGTGAAGCTGTGAAGGCGGTGCCCGTCCGTGGCCACAATGACCGCCTGTTCTTCCGTCCAGTCAAAGAAAACGCCATTCAGATAATAGCGGGCCGCTTCCTTGCTGGCGGCTTTCAACACCCATGCCAGCGTGTCCGCCGCCGCCCGGTCAATCACCAGCGCGGCCTTGTCATATTTTTTGTTATTCTTGTTCGGCTCCGGGAAATCCGTGACCGGAAGTTCAGATTTGATCTGGATTCCTTTATCAAAACCATGTGAATGGTACATCCCATCCGCCAGCGGACACGGCCCGCTGATCCAGAAATCCATATCAGTAGTTTGCATAACCCCCCCCTTGACGCGGACTTGGCCAAGGATCGGGATGGTGCGGCGGCCTACCGCGTGTTTGGTCAGTGTCTTAATCATTTCATGGTTCCTTTCATTGTTTCCCGTGAAACTTAGTTACAGGTGCCCACCATGGCCACCGTGTTCTTGAAATACACATAATAGTTCGGCACGGCCCAGCCGATTGTGGCGGCCACCCCGGCAATCAGGCCGATGATCACCACCGCGCCAATGATGTTTTCCGTGCGCTCCGTGATCCAGCGGCGCGGTTCTGGTTTTTTCTGTTCGGTCATCAGGTCGACTCCTCATCTGGTAAATATTCAAATTCAATCCGCATAACCGGATCAGTCAGCGCCTTGCCGGATTTCCGCGCCAGCGCGTACACAAATTCCTTGGGATCGCTGTGGCCAAACGGGAATCCTTCCTTGGCCAGTTCGCTGTGGCCGCCATCGGGCCGCAACAGCATGTCCCCCAGCGCTTCCGGCGCGGCGCTGATCACGCGGATGCGGTGAATCACCGTGATCTTTTCGCCTTTTTTCAGGCCCATGGCCTTTTCCACGCCGTGGTAAATATCGCCCGGCTTGGCGTGCCACCAGCCAAAGCGGCGGGTGACTGTCTTTTCCTTGCGGCGGAACTGCGGCGTGGTCATGCTAAATGACATATTTCTAGGCATCGTTGGCCACCCCTTTCCGCGCTGCATTGTCATAGGTGCGGCTGGCCACGGCAATGATCTGGCCTTTGGACAGGCCCGCGTCCTGCGCCATCACCACCGCCGCGCCCATCAGCATCCCGGCAAACTCCGCCGGGCGGTTCGTAAAGCCCAGCGTGTCTTTCAGCGCCAGAATTTCCTGCGCAAATTCCTTTTGTGTTGCGTCCCCGGTCATGCGTGCCCGCCTTCGCTGATCTTGTCCAGCGGCTGATCCGGGCACCCGGCGGCGGCCCATGCGCGGTTCAGTTCGTCAACATCGGCGGCCATGCGTTTCAGCACAATGCCAAGGTTCAGAATATCTTCATTGGTTTCGCGCTTGGACATCTGCACGGCGGCCTTGCGGGCCTGTTCGGGCAGGAACACGTTGGCCACCCATGCATCCTTGAATTTGATATAAACGCGGTATCCTATCCCGGCATCAAAGCGGTGCCCCCATTCCAGTTCCTTGCCTTCAATCAGGAATAATGACCAGCGCCCCGTGGCCTTTTGCTGGACCAGCGGCGTGCGGGACAGTTCGGCGGCTTTTTCTTCTAACTTCGGCAACATTTATGGAATCCTTTTTGTTTGTTCCAGCGCGGTCAGGGTTGCAATCGCGTCATCCCCGCCCAGCGCTTCCCGGCATTGCATCACCACTTCATTGATCTGCGCAAGGCTGGTGATCCGCGCTTGTGTGGCCGTGTCATCCGTGGCCGGGTGATGCCGCCAGTGGCACCGTAAATGTTCGCGCACACAGATCACCCGTTCAAATTCTTCCACAAGCTTTTCCTGAATGTTCACAGCAAGCCCCCTTTTGGCATTTCATCCCATGTGCGCCCGTCCAGCATCCGCCCGGCGGCTTTCTTGCCCACGGGCACCATGGCCGCTTCGCCTTGCGCTTCATCCGGCCAGCGGTCATCCGGCACATCCACGCCGCCGCCATGGTCCACAATGGCCCAGTCCTTGCGGCCTTCATGATCCGGCAACAGCGGTGCCCAGCGCCCCCATTGCTTGAAAAAGAACGGCACACCAGCGGCGTTGCATTGATCGCGGGTGTACCGCGCCCAGTCCGGGTGCATCGGCCTTGCGTCCGGGCCGGATTCGCCGCCACAGATCACCCAGTCAATCTTGTTCATGTCATGCATGGGCAAAATGGCCGGGCGGTCCGCCACGGTGTACAGGCACGTTTCCGCCACCAGCGGCACGCGCTCCGGGTCTTTCTTGGCCGGGGAAAAAATATTGTTCAGGTCCACCGCGTCCAGCAACGGTTCCATGGACAGGAACCGCACATGGGCCGGGGTGTTCAGCAAATCGCGGATGCGCTCGTGCGCCCGGCGCTGATCTTCCACCGTCACGCCCAGCCAGACATTCGGCAACGGCCATGTCCACGGCCCACCCTCGCAATCAGCGTGCAGTTCGCCGTTCAGGCTGGTGAACGCATAAGTGGTTTTAAAATTCACCGGGCCTATGGCGTTGTAAATGGCTTCATTATTGATCTGAACGCCATCTTTTATTTTTCCGTTGCAGTACGCCCGCATCCGGTCCGGGCGCTTTGTGAGAATCTGAAACGTGTGCTGGCTGGCCAGCGCCATCACCGCAAAAATCTGGTCTATCCATTCATCAGGCACCGACTCGTGGAACAGATCGGACATGCTGTTCACAAACACCATGCGCGGGCGCTTCCATTTCAGCGGTTGCACCAGCACGCTGTCCGGCGCTTTGTTCACGGTCCCGGTCCACACGGCCTTGCCGTTCACGCGCTGCGTGGTGCCGTGGTAATGCGTGCCGGGCTTGTCCAGCAAGCGGTTGGCCACGCCCATGGCATAGCAATTTTTGCATCCCGGACTTACCAGTGAACACCCGGCCAGCGGGTTCCATGTCGCTTCCGTCCACTCTATGGCTGATTTATCACCCATTGTTGTCACCGCCGCCGCACCCAGCGCCATAAACTGTTTTATTCGCGCTTTGCCCCGGCACGCGGAACAGGTTGAACGCCCGCTTGTATGCGGCATCCTTTTCCGATTCCGGTTTGCTGGCCCAGCGGTCGAACGCGGCCAACAGCAATTTCAGTTCCCCGCGCCAGTCGACTCCCGCCTTGCCGGGAAGATACTGCACCGAGTCGTCATCCATGATCAGCCCTTTGACCTTGCCATACTGGCCAACGTGATATTCAACAATGGCCGGGTCCACCGTGGTGCGCTCGATCATGATCATTTCCATGATGGCCCGCGTGGGCTGGTTGACTTCCACTTCCACGGTGATGGACCGCACGCCCAGCTTGGCGGTGATGTCGACTCCGTCATCGTCCAGCACCTTGCTGCCACAGCCCCTGTCTGTCAGTTCCAGTTTCATGTTGCGTCCTTTCGCTTTCGTGAAGTTTATGCGCAATCAAATTGTTTATGCGCGTGATTCGCCTGTCCAGATTTTTGCGCTGTTCTGTCAGGTCCGCTTTCAAGTCCCGTAAATCCAGCACATGCATGTCCCGCAATCTTGTGTATTCCATCCCTGTTTCCCATTATTTTTTTGAACGTGTCCGAGTCGATCCGCCCCGGCTGTTTCACCAGCGCGGCATAATCCGGCGCGGCTTTCGGCCTGTAGTCCGGCACGCGCCCGCCCACATGCGTGATGCGGTGATCCGCCAGAACAGCCGTGCGGTTTTCCCAGCACACGGTGTTCCAGTATAACGGACGCAACATGGCTTCATGGTCAAGGCCGACAAAGTACCAGCCTTCCCTTAAAAACAGCTTCCAGAAAAATGATTTCATGATTGCACCTTACCCTTTCGATGTTTCGGATGATGCGCACTTAATGCGCTTTTGTCAATCACCCCAGCGCAAATTTTGCACAGTTGTTCAAAACAGCGCGGATTGCTTGTGATCCTGCGCGTGCGTGATCCGCCGCACCGCCGTGTCAAACCATTGCTGTTCCAGTTCAATGCCGATGAATCGGCGGCCTTGGCGAATCGCGGCCACGCCCGTGGTGCCTGATCCCATGAACGGGTCAATGACCGTCTGGCCGGGCTGCGTGCTGTTGCGGATGTACATTTCCATCAGCGCCACGGGTTTTTCCGTGGGGTGTTTCGAATCGTCCGTGTGCGCATAGCGGATGCAGGACATGGAACCGCAATCATTGATTTCAAACGCCTTGCCCTTGTAAAACAGCCCGGTGAACTCGCAATTTTTCATGTACCAGCGATTCGGCGTGGCGGTGATCTTGTCCCAGACCAGCAAATTGTGGAAATCGAATCCCGCTTTTTCGGCGGCGTTCAGCATCAGTTGCACATTGCGGTTATTGGCCATCACATAGGCGTGCGCACGTTCGCCCAGCGCCCGGTAAAACAGCGGCATGAAATCATTCCATTCCAGATCGCACGCCACCAGATGGCCGCCGTTATCGTAATCCTTCCACGCGCCGCCCATCATGGAATTTTTGCCACCACTGGTCAGCAAATATGGCGGATCACAGCAAAGCATGTCCGCCAGCACGCCATCCGCAATCAACTGTTCCATCACCTTGATGGCATCCCCCAGATACAGCGTGGCGTTGCCTATTTCCACTTTTTCAGCGCACATGGTCGACTCCTTCCAACAAAGGCGTGGCCGCCGGGGCGGCCATTGCCACGGCGTGGCCCAAAATTCCGCCGGGTCATATTCCGCCTTGCGGACTTTGATCTGGTAAAAATAATCAGGCATCTAAAATCCCCTGTTTAACCGCCCAGCGCCTTGCTGATTCTTCCGTGCTGAACCCAGCGCGATAAATCAAACCAATGCCATCACCGTTCCAGAACCAGCAAAACGGCAAAATGTGACATTTCACCCGCCACAGTTCCCACGGATGAATGGCAATGATCGGGGCTATTCGCGCACCCATCCTGTGCCCCTGATCTTTTTCATGATGACCACTTTTTCACCGTACAGCGCTTCAAAAACGCGGATGCGCAGTTTGCTGGTTTCATCCGCATAGCCCTTGCAATCCTCGATCACCCGGCGGCCTTTTTCCGTGTACACAAAATCCGCCGTGTAGTGGGCAATGCGCTTCCCGGCCATCACCTGAATCGCGCCGCATGAACATTTAAATTCCAGTGGAAATTTCACTTGGCGTTGTAGATCGCTGATAACGCCGCCGCGCTGCAATAGCTGCAAATCCATCCCGCGCCGCATTTCCGTTGCGGAATCGTAAACAAAGCCATCCGGCCCGGTCCTTTGCGGCACGGGCGCACGCTTGCTGTACTGATGCCAACTTTTTGTCATGGAGTCACCTTACCCTGTTCCATCGGTTATGCCAGCGCGGCGGCCAGCGGTCAACCCCGTGCCGGATGGTTCCCTGCATTTCCGGGCCGCACCACATAAAACTTAAAAAGAGAATCTTTTAAAGGTTGTTGTTGTAGTGGCCGGGATAAGTCATGCGCCGCGCCGATTCCCGCCAAGGTTCCGGGCGAGTCGCCCCGTGTGCATAAACCCTGTAAAACTATGATGCCTTGCTGTGCAGAAATCCGCGCACATTTGCGTTCACAGGTTTTTCCCGCCATTTATCCACGGTATTGTCCACGGCAAAAAGCGGGGGTAAATCCAGCGCCAGCATCGGCCAGCGCCTTCACGCCTTCCAGCACGATGCATTCCAGCGCCACTTCAAACGCCAGCCCTTCCTTGGCGGCGTACTGGATAACCAGCCGCCGGATGTCCGGTGATAAACTCAACATGCGTGTGCCTCTTTTGCCTGATTATAAAACGAAAAAGCGCAACAATGAATCTGTTCCCCTTGCAAACGGCGCATTTTTTGCGTATAACTTTTTCCTGTTACTAACTTATTTTTCACGGGTATAAATCATGAAACAAACTGAACTGGCCGCCGCAAGGCGGCGCAACACTATTGCTGAACTTGTCGAATCGATGCGGTCCGCCCAGCGGGATGCGCGAATCAATGGACACACGGCCAATGCCTGTGTCATGGTCCGCGTTCCCCCGCAAATCGGCATCTGGAAAGGCGGCTGCAAATGATAAAAATTGTTCATATCTGGATGACCATGGATGGCCAGCGTTCATCCGTGGTGTGCAGCAAGGGCCGCTGTGTGCCGTTGGAACCGCCGCACGCTGATCCCGGCTTTTTTGCCATGATGGCGGCCAAGCCGATTCCGGCGCATGACAACGGTGTAAAAGCCGTTATTTCCTGCAAATAGGGCATTGCGCCGGGCGCATGTTTTGTGCATCATCGGCCTGTTCCCCATCACCTTACCCGTGAAACGGAACGGGAAAGCCCGGCCCTGTGCCGGGTTTTTCTTTTGTGCTATTCTGGTGAAAGGTCACTGGGTGCCTGTTCTCCTTTACGGCCTGTCCGTTCATCAGATCGCAAGGCGGGCAAATCCTACCCGGCACGGTGTCCCAGCGCCCATGCACCGCCGGAATGGATAAACCGCAACAGGGTAAAAGGTAAGCGCGGAATTTGCCTGAACATGAACAAGAAAAAGCCGCCGGGTTTTTCCCAGCGGCTTTTTTGATCGGGTGCCGTGTCATTGCTGTTTAAGGTCAATGGATTTTAATGCTTCCAGATTGACCACACAAGCGTCATAGGCGGCCTTGCCGCGCACAATGTACTTGGCAACGTCCTTTTGCGTGCGGATGCTGTCAGCGCCCGGCCACGGCTGTGCAAGGTACAGGGATTCGGAACGGGCGGCGCGTTCAGCGCATCCCGTCAATAGCCCGGCGCAAAACAGGGGCAACAGGGCCATCATCAGTGCCCGGCGCATTGTCGATTTCATCAAGCCGCGTCCTTTCCGTTTCGTGTACGGCGGCCTTGTCTTTTGCCGCCTTGTCCAGCGCCGCCACCGTGCTGTTGGCCGTGCGCAATTCTGTTTTCAGTTCGCGGTTTTCAATCACCACATGGCGGTAATGCAACAGCCCGGCGGTGATAATCACAAAAACGGCAATTCCTGCATATATGCGCCACATCAGATCGGTTGCCCTTCCAGCCCTTTCAGGCACAAATCATGTTCGGCCCAGCGCCGGGTGACTATGCCGTAACAGCGGTTCGCCCGCACCCGGCAATCCTTGCCGCCCACATACGTCCAGCGCGTGATTTCCGCGCACGCCCCGGCAATGTCGCCGCGTTGCAGCTTTTTCAGCGCCGTGGATCGGCCAAAATTAGCCAGCCCCACATTGTAGGCAAAGCTGGTGAACGCCGCGTGTGTCTGCACGGCCAAGGGTCTGTTGACCAGCGCCGCCACATTGGCGGCAAACTCTGTCACGCGGTCCTTGGTGATCTGGTCACATTCCTGATCCGTGCGCGTGTCGCCTTGGCGCACGCCCAGCGTTTCACCATCACAGATGGTCCACACGCCAACCCCGTCCTGATAGGCCGCCAGTTCGCGCCCCTCATGCGGCTTGATAAACGGGATGGCAACGCCAGCGGCGGCCACACTGGCCACCATCACCCCCGCAAGGGCCATACGCTTAAAACTCATGGATTTACCCCCGCTTGGCTTCCTTGCGCCACTTCCAGATCAAATATGCGATTTGCAGCGCGATATAAAGAATCGTGGCAATAGCCACCACTTCATTCAGTGTGATGCTGTACGTTACAGCGCCACCAATGGCTGGAACCGCCTTGACGGTTTCAATGGATGTTTCCGTTTTCATACTGTGATGGCCCTGTTTCATGGCGATTCATGTCCTTTAAAATTTATCACAGACGGGAAAGTTGTAAAATCCTGAATGGGTTAATTTTTGGGGTTTTCCTCTTTAATGCCAACGCGCACGGCAATGATTCGTTCCGCTTCGGATGGAAGTGAAATTCCCTGATCCTGCAATGCGCCCAGCGCCTTCCAGATTTCATCAATGTTGTCCCGCACCGTGGCGGGAAGATCACCAGACGACTCGGCCACCGTAAAGGCATGTTGCCGCGCCTTGACGTATTCCGGGCGGTCATCCGGGTGGACCGGGACTTCATCATGCGGCGGGATCAGTTTGCCATCTTCATACAGCCAGCCCACGGATGCTGTTTCATGTTCAATGACCTTGTGGCCTTTGGGTGGTGTCCATTTGTCATCCGGGTTCACCAGAACCACGTTGACCACTTCCCCGCCCTTAATGATTGCCTTTCTGATAGCCATAATGATCACCTTTTATGTATAGGATTTAACAATGACAATGCCGCCCGCGCCCGCGCCGCTGTTCACATCCGTGTTGCCGTGGGCCGCTGAACCGCCGCCGCCGCCGCCATAATCGTTTCCGGCTGTCCCGGCAATGCTGTTAGGACCAGCGCCGGACACGTTCAGATCACCGCCATAGCCGCCGCCGCCGTGCATGGAAGCGCCGCCGTTGCCGCCAGTGGCCTGTCCGTCACTGTATTCCCATGATGCATAGCCACCATCCCCGCCTTGGAAGATTGTGGCCCCGGAACCGGAACCCGTGCCACCAGCGCCGCCAGCGGCCTGTCCGGCTGCTGAACCGGATGCCCCGGAACCAGTGCCGCCCGTGCCGCCGTTGCCCGTGATGTGGGAACCAAACGATGTGTTGCCGCCGTTGCCGCCGTTGCCGCCAGCGCTTCCGCTGATTGTCCCGCCCGCGCCGATGGTCACGGTTTCCGTGCTGCCAAGCCCGGAATCAATATACTTATAGGCCGTGCCACCACCACCGCCGCCACCGCCAGCGCCGCCAGCGGAAGCCGCTGAACCCGCGTTCCCGGCTGCCGCGCCGCCGCCTGTGGCCCACGCTTCAACAGCATTACACCCGGCGGGCTTGTTCCATGTTCCACCGCTTGTGAAAACATCCACGGTGATCAACTGGCCTGAACCGCCGCCCGGCGCGGAAGCTGCAACCTGATAATGAATTACACGCACCGTGCCGTTGGCTTCGCCGCGCACAATGAAAACGTCCCCGGCGGCTGTGGCAATGTTACCACCGCCCGGACAGATGATTCCCTGCGGGGAACTGCCTGAACCGTCTGTCAGGGTGAACGCGCCATCACAGACGCACACCCTTTCCTGTCCTTCGGCCAGCGTGATGGCCGTGACTGTGGTGGTTCCGGTCAAAAGAACATAATCGCCCGTGGCCGCGTCAAGATTCAGCGTGCCCGCCGTGGCAATGCTGGAACCCCGGTTATTGGCCCGCACGTTCAGCAACAAAAGGTCCGTGCCATCGTAAACCATCCGGGCAAGCATGCCGTTCTGCAACGCGCCTTTCGGGATGTTGACCTTGCCCACGCCGATGCTGGCCTTGACGTTCTTGGTGCCCAGCGCGGACACGTTCACCGTGACCGTTTCACTGGTGTTTGTCGCGGTGATCAGGCATTCAAACGGCTTGCCCGTGGTGTACGCGGTCCACGGAATAGTGGGAGTCAGGGTGATGGCGTTGGCCGTGCCGCCCGCTGATCCGGCCCATACGCTTGTGCCTGTCGGTTCAAACCAGAAATTTGTGGGGTCGATGCGGCCCAGCGTGATGTCATTGGCCGTGCCGTTGAACATCTTCAAAAGCCAAGGCTGCGTGGTGGTGTCCAGCCAGATCATCCCGCCCACGGCGTATGACGGGCGGCTGTTGCCGCTGTGCTGGCTGTGCAGGGCATCCCGCCACGGTTCCAGATAGGTGTTGATGAACGCGGTGCCGGAAAGCGGGCTTTCCAAATCTCCAAAATCAAACTGGCTCATGCGGTTTTCCTTCCATACCCTGATGCAATGTAGTCATAACTTCTATCAACATAAGTTCCGGCGGTATCATTATAGACCTTAAACGTGAATCCGCCAGCCGATTTACTTACATATTCAATGCGGTCATCCACAGCCCCGTCCTGAATCGTGATGGCAATGGCCGGGGTTGCTTTAAATTCAGGATCAAACGTGACTGTGGCCCCCGCCGCCGCAACGGCCAAATCCTCGCCGCGCTCGATCCGGTCCGGCATGTCCACCTTGACGGAAAGCTGTGTCACTTCCGGGGATACGTTTTGTTCAAGGCTGGTCAGCTTGATTCGGAACCTGATGGCGCGGAACTCGATGACTCCCGCTTCCAGCGCTTCCCAGTCGCCCCAGCCCGCCGGGCTGTTGTTCGGATCGGAATCCGTGGTGCTGTATTGCAGTTCCACGGCCCATGCGTCATTGCCGATGCCAAACAAATCTTCCACGGTGAACAGATCATCCATGTCAAACAGGTCATTATCCCCGCCGCCGAAAATATCCACCGTGTCGAACAGGTCCGTGATGTCAAAAATATTGTTCACAAACGCGCCGTTGGCCACCACCGTGGCGGACACGAATGCCGGGAAAACATCGGTAAGGTCCACGATATTGGCAAAATAATAATAGCCATCGGTCAGGTCCGTATCCGCCAGAACCAGCTTGCCATCCGTTTCCATCACGTTGTCCATCACGCCGGACAGGGCCGGGGAGTCGTTAAATTCATCCACAATCGCAATGGCGTTGGCCACCGCGCCGGGATCATAGGTGATGATGGCCGTTGCCGTGTCGCTTTCATTGCCCAGCAAATCCACCGCTTTGATCAGGTATGTGCCACCAAGGAACGGGAAGTTGATTCTATTCTGATAAATGCGTTCTTCCAGAATCTGCGCCGTGGCCCATGACGCGCCGGAATAAACGCCGGAATATTTCATGATGTAGTGGGACAGGTCGATGTCATCATTGGCGGTCCATTTGAAATAGGCCGTTTCCCCGGCCACATTGATGGTGAACCCGTTGACATCTTCCGGCGTGCCGGACGCACCAAGGAACAGGTAATTGTTCAGTTCCAGCGGCAAGGAAATCATCGTGGAATTGGCGCGGCGGTATCGGATATGGATGTCATAGCGCTTGCCATCTTCCAGCCCGGTGATCGCAAGCCGTGATGGTGTCGACTCCAGCACGTTGGCATTGGTGAACGTGGTGGAACCCGCCACGCGGATTTTCACATCCGTGCTGATCGCGCCTTCATTGCGGTTTTGCAGGGTGAACACCGCACGCGGCGTGAACGTGCCATCACTGTTGCGCAGCATGACCGATTCATCACTCTGTTCATCCAGCAACACGGGCGGCAATGGCCTGATAAATTCCAGCGGCGTGGTGATGTTGCTTTGGAATGACGGGATGGCGGAATTTTCCGAATCGTCAATGTCCGGCTGCGCATAGTTGATGCCTGACATTCTCGCGGTCAGGTCATCTTGCGGTTCAATGCGCGTGATGATCAAATCAACTTCGCCGCCCGCCTCGACAAAATAACACAGATCGCCAACGTCCGGCGCATCGGCCACGCTGAACGGAACGGCAAACTGAAATTCCGTTTCATCACCCACCACCGTCACCAGTTCTTTATAAAGCTGGCTGTTGTCGGCAAGGCGGATGCGCACATAATAGGTGCCGGAACTGGGAACGGTCACGGTGTCATCAATGGTGAATCCCGTGACCAGCGCCGGGCTGTTTCCATCCGTGATGACGGATTTTATGCGCCCGTCACCCACGCCGATGATTGGCGCATCATGTTCCAGCTTTACCCTGTTGCCGCGCAAGGCCACAAGGTTTTCAACATCCATCATCCATGAATGGTTTTCTGGGCGCAAACGCGCCCCGGCGATATTGCGGCGGCCATGCTTGAATCCCAGCGTGTAATTGGTGCAGCTTTGCCATTCCAGAACTTCAAACTTTGTGGCGTTCGTGGCGCTGTACCCGTCATCATAGACAATGATTTCATCCTGCGCGTATCCCTTTTCCTTGTTGCGGAACTGCACGCGGAAAGCGTGCGGCAATTCAGGGTAAATCATTTCACCTTGATAACCCCACGAATTGCGCGGGGTGATGATCTGAACAATGTCTGTTTTTACCTTGTCCACCGCCACCGTGCGTTTGCCATCGACAATGGCCGGGCTGGCCGCGCCCGCGCTTGCCACATCACGCAAGATTTCATCCACGGATGTTTCATAGTCAATCACCCGGTTATACTCATAGCCCTTTTCCACGCAATGCGTGTGCCATGCTTCCAGATCACTGATATTGATTTTTGAATCCGCCAGCCGCTTGTCATTGGGCAAGCCCTGCAACACATAGCGGTAAATGCTGGCCGGGTTGCTGGTGACTCGCGTCACCCATGTTCCCGCCGCCGCATCATAATCAGGAATGCATGTGCTGATGATGACATTGAACTGGTCCAGCGCACCGTTCAACTGATCCGTGGCCTTGATCCGCACAGCGGTTCCGTTAATCCCCACCAGATTGACCGGGGCTTGGTATTTCACGGATTTTATGGCGGTCAGGTACACTTCATCAAATTGCTGGTCATCCGGCGCATCAGCGGTGACACGGCGGATGCGGATGTCATACTGGCCCGGCGCGGGAAATACAATCCGCACAGATTTCCGCAAGGCTTCGCGCTGATTGCCCACATAGTTCATTTCATCATTCAACAGGCCGCCGCTTGAAACGTCCACCGCCGTGGCCGAGTCTTTGCTGGGCACAAAGCTGGATGAATTTTGGAACGTGGTGCCAAACAATGACGCTTGGCGCACATCAGACACGGTGATGTCTGTGGACAGTGCGCCCGTGTTCGGATTGCGCGTTGTGGTGACAGTCACATGCGCCAGCAAGATTTGATTGGCCGCAATCGGCGGCGCAAATGCCTGTCCGGTCTGTGCGCCCTGTCCCTGCACAACGGAAATCACCCGTGTGAACTTGTCGATGACCACAGCGTCAATCCGTTGCGCCGTGTCGCTTCCTGATGTCATTGTCACCGGGTCGATTGTCAGCGTGGTGCCGGAAACGGCGGTGTAAGATGCCGCCGCCGGGGACCAGACTTGCGGACTCACGCCGCTTTCCGCGTACTGGACTTCCAGTTGCACACGGCTGTTGATCCGTTCGCCTTCGCCGGAATAACGCACAAGCCCCGTGGGGAACGTCACATCAACAATGGCTTCATCCGTGTCCACTTGCGTGGTGCGCGTTGTGAAACCGCCGGGCTGCGTCAGCAGCACTTGCATGTCCTCTTGATAAACATCACGGCTGAACAGCGCCGTGCCTTCATGCAAATCACCATTCAGGCGGTGTTCAATTTCAAAATTGGTGAAATCTTCCAGATCGGACTCGCCAATTTTAAGCTGTGAAATGATGACTTGCGGGCCAAAGCCGTATGTAAAAAGCTGGCGCACATATTGTTCATTGTCCTGCGTTTCCGTGAACACCCGCGCCGCCTGTAGCGGGAACATCCGATTGGTGCCCAGATTGACCGGAACCACGCCAAACGGTGCAAGGCTGTTGCGTGCGCCTTCAATGAACTGCGTGGGGGATTCCGCCGGGTTGCTGATGGATGCACCACCATATCCCACATTTGACGGTTTCGGCGGCGGTGCCAGCGCGGAAATGGCCAGACGCCCCACCACGCCAATGGCCGATGACAACAGGCCGCCATAAGTCAGCGTGCCAAGGCCAATTTGCGTGGCGGCCAGCGTTGGCCCCAGAATTGCCCCGGCGATATATGGCGCGGCAATCAGCACGGCAATGGACAGGATCGTGGCCAGCGGGTTCTTTTTCCCGCCACCGCCACCGCCCAGCGGCACCACGCGGACATTCACAATGGCGTGCAATTTTGGCTTTACGGAATCCCAATATTCCATGGGAATCACTTCGCCGTTAATCATCACGATAGCGCCGACCCCAGCGCCCTTGATTCTTTCCGGCACCACATTATTGACAATTTGCCGGATCGTGCTGCCGGGAAGCGCCTTGACCACCGCCTGTTTGTTGCTGAAAGGCAACGGGGATGCATAAACTTTCAGGGCTTCATTCATAGCGGAAAAATCCCATTATCTTGCTGCGCCAGCGGATTGATTCATACTGTTCATGGACGGTGCCGATGCCGTGGGCACAGTGTAGCATGTAGCCCGGACGGGTGACTATGCCCACATGCATGGGAACGCCGCGCATCCGCAACAAAATTGCATCCCATTCCACAGGTTTTTCCACCTCGCGCCAGCGGGCTTGCCGTTCTTCAAAAATCACGCGGCCCAGCGTGTCCCGGTCATTGGTCGACTCGTAAAGTTCTTCATAGCCGGGCAGGGCAATCCGCCGGGGATGATCATGGGCATAAGTCCATTTCAAAAGCCCCCAGCAATCAAACGCATCAGGGCCACGGCCCTTTTCATCAAAAGCCCGGCCTATATACTGATTCCACCACATATCAGAACAGGCCCGGAAAATCGCTTGGCGTAAAGCGGCGGGCCGGGAATGGCTCAAGGTCAAAATATTCCACGGAAATGTCCCCGGAAACGGTCAGTGCGTCATAGGTCACGCGGTCCAGCCTGAAATCTTCAATAGAAACTTCCGGCGTGTCCGGGTCACTGGCCAGAACAATTTCAATGGTGATGGTCAGCGCGGAATTTGCCCGGCGCACGGCGGCCACAATTTCCCGGCTGATATTGTCCACGGAAATGCGGGCCTTTGCTGCGCCAGAGTCATCCTGCGCGGGAAGTTCAATGGTGAACGGCAAAAACAGATATTCTTCCCCGCGTGAAACCACGCCGCGCACGCCCGCATCCGGCAACAGTTCATAAGGATCACTGGCCACGCGCACGGGCGCGGTGAACGTGGGATGATTGATAGTGACCAGCGTGATAAACGCTTCATCCGTTTGCTGCGCGAAAATGGCGGCTTTTGCCGCATTTGATAATGGGCGGCCATCGGTCATGGCAGAATCTCCAATGACACGGAACAGTTATAAATCACGCCTTCGCTTTCGGAATATTCAGGCGGCTGAACAAAGCGGGCTGTTACCGCCGCGCCTGTGCGCGGGTGCGTGTAATCAAATTCCACCGCGCCTGAATATGTGGTCACATCATAGAACGTGTCCAGCGTGGCCACCTGTGCGGGTGTAAGTTTCAGCGTGAAGGAAAGCGGGCGCACGTTCGCCGTTGTGCGGCGGCGCACTTTATCCGGCCCCTTGTCCATCGTGGTGCGGATGGAATTATTGGGCGGCGTTTCCCTTAGTGTGTTCAGCGCGGGGGCTGGCAATGATCCGGGCCATACAGCCATGTTCTATTTCCTCACCAGTGAACGGTTAAGCTGTGCATTCAAAGCCTGATTGGTGCGGCTTCCCTTGCGCGTGATGTTTTCCGCCACGGCTTGGTCAATCATCACGGTCAATTCCGTGCCGCCGCTTTCTGTGGAACGGGAAGATTGTGAAACTTGTGAACCATTATTGTTCTGGATGATCACCGTGACATCACCGCCCATGCCGCTGCGGTTCTCCGCCGCCGTGACAACACGTTCACCACGGTGAATCTTGGCGTACATGTCTTGCGGCACATAGTCGATGCCGGACGCGAATGAACCGCCAAACAGTTTGTCAAAAAATCCGCCGCCGGAACCGGAACCAGAAAAGGCCGATGACAGCCCGCTGATCAGCGGTTCCGTGATGGTCAAACGGGTCAACAGGCGGATGATGTCTTGGCCCAGCGCGTCCAGAACATCTCCCAGCTTTTCACCGTCCACAATCGCTTTTTCAAAAGCGGACTCGAACGATGAACCAAGCTGATCAATCGCCTGTTTGCGGTTGCGTTCGCGTTCTTCCAGTTCCTTTTGTTGCTCCGCCTGAACTTCCTGCAACTCGGTCTGGCGCTCAATTGATTCCAGATATTTATCAATTTCCGCCTGTTGTTCTTTTGAAAGCGTGATCCCAGCGGCGGCAATTTGCTGTTGAACTTTCAGCGCACGGCTGGCCGCATCAATCGCGGATTCTTTCTGGCCATAAAGGCTGGTTTGCAATTCAAGCTGTGCGGATTCTTCCTTCAAATTCTCAATAATTGTTTCCAGCTTTTTTTCCGCCTTGTCGCTGTTGCCACCGCCACCACCGCCCAGCACGGGCGCGGGTGTTTTGCCAAAGCTGGCCAGATCAGATTCCAGATCGTTTATGACTTTGCGGACATCATTTGCCACTTGGCGCACATCTTCCGCGCTTGTGTCGATTCCCAGCTTGGAACCGATATTGCGCGAAAAGCGGAACAGCGCATTTTCATTGTCCAGTGCTGTGGCGATTTTTTCAATCGCTTCCAGTTCGCGTTTGTAATTCTCGATGTTGGCGCGGGTGTCATCTTCAATGGCCTTGCGGCGTTCTGCGGATGCCGTGATGTATTCCATGGCCGCTTGCCTGTGGTTCATCACCGCCGTGTTCAGGCCCAGTTGCGCGTCCTTTGCGGCGTTAGTGTACTGTGACATCAGCGCCAGCGTACCAATAAGCGCCACGCCCACCGGACCGCCCAGAAACGCGATTGCGGAACCCAGCACTGATGTTGCCCCGGCAAGGCCCACCATGGCCACAGATGCGGCGCGTGAACCAAAGGCCAGAACGCCAAGCTGATAATTGAAGGCCGCCGTGCGTGCTGTGGCCAGCGTGAACGCCAGAACTGATGCCGTGACAGATTGTGCCAGCCGCGCACCCAGCACCACCGCCACCGCCACCACCGCCCGTGCAAGCGTGTCAAAGTTATCCGCCAGCGCGGTGATAAGTCCGGCCAATGATGATGTGCCGTTTTTCATCAACTCGGTCTGGCCAATGAATTTCAGGAAAGCATTGTCCAGTTGAGTCAGCGCCTGTGAAACAGTCACTTCAATGTTGGAAAATTCGGTGCGGATTTCCCGGCCCTGCGCGGCCAGCGGTTCCAGCGCACGCAAAACACGTTCCGTGGACAGTTCGCCATCCTCGGCCATCTGTTTTAGGGACTTTGTGCCATCACCCAGCGATTGTTGCAGCGCCAGCGCAAGGCGCGGCGCGGAGTCCAGCAATGAATTGATTTCCTGCGCCGATGCCTTGAAATCGGATGACACGGCTTGACTGAATTGCAGGATGGCGGATGACGATTGCGCCGCGCCTTCGCCTGTAACGGCCAAGGCCAGCGCCACGGTTTCCGTGATCCCGGCCACATCATAAAACTGGCGCTTGTTTTCGCCCAGCGCCGTGTTCAGTTTTGTGTAAAGCGTGATGACAGATTCCAGCGGCTGGCGCGTGCGCTGCGCGATTGCGAAAAGAGACTCCTGCGCCTGTGCAACATCTTCCATATTGCCTTCAATGATTTTCAGGCGGCCTTCCAGTTGTTTCCATGTATCGGAATACTGGATGATTTTTTGCACGGAAAGCGCCCCGGCCACCGCTGTGGCAATGCCGCCCAGTTGTGTTTTCAGATCACCAATGCTGCCAATGGAACGGCGCACATGTGTGTCAAAGCTGGTGAAGGAACGCCCGGCGCGGTTCAGATCGCTGTTCCATGATTGCTTGGCGCGGGACATGGCCGAATTGGCCCGTTTCAGATTGCTTTCAAACTGCGTGCTGTTCGCGGTCAGTAATGCTGTAAGACGGGCAACAATCGTCATTTTTTCGCCTTTTGCTGTTGCTTGGCTTTGGATGCCACAAGCCATGCCATTATAGCATCCTCATTGGGTCCATCCACGGGCTTTTTCTTTTCATCCCCGCGCTTTGCCATGAACGCGGACAGATCAGGGAATTTTTGCTTGCCGGACCAGCGGAACAGCGCGGCGGCGTGCCACATAAACCACGCCATGTGGTCATGTTTGTCCAGCCGTTCTTCCTCAGCCGCTTTCAGGCATTGATTTAATTGCCACGGCGTGATGGTCCAGAAAATATCAGGGGTGATGCCGATTCGGCTGGCAAGGCCCAGCGCATTGGCTATTTCATCCCGGCTGCGCTTAACTTTTTTTTCGTGGCGCGGGCTATTTGCTCCGCCGCACGGTCCAGCGGTTCCAGAATCTCGCGTGCGCCTTCCGGGCCGTGGAAAGCAAACAGCAACGCCCGGTCAATGGCATTGGCCAGCGCCATAATGGGCGGTGATGCTTTCATGACATGCGCCGCCGTGATTTCCGGTGATTTCTTTTTGAACCCGGCTTCCGCCATAATCGCCAGCTTGTCCGGGGAAAGCTGTGCCAGATTTTCCATTTCCGCCGCACTGATGGCGGACTTTACAGCGGCCAGCGCCGTGTAATCAAAAATCAGAACGCCGTTCATTTCGCCAACTGTGAACGGCACTTCGCCTGTGTACTTATTTTCCATGGGATTCACCTTACCCTATAAGATTGTTAAAAAACCGCACGGGCTGGAATTGCATTACGGCCTTGTGCCAACCAGCCCTTTTGCGGTGTTTATTTCGTTATGCAAACGTGACATCACCATCCACAAGGATGCTGATGCTGTGTTCCACCTTGCCATCCACGCCGCCATTGATCGGGGCGCTTGCCACATACCCTGCAAAGCTGGCCGTGTAGCCGTTGGAAAAGGTGATCAGGAACTGTTTGCGAGTCTGTGATGCCTTGGCCGCCCGCGCTTCCACTTGTCCCGCATCGGCGGACAGGAAGTTCAGGTCAAAACTGCCGCTTCCAAAGTCCTGCAAGCCCATCATGCGTTCTTTTGCCGTGCTTTGCAGATGTGTGGTGTCAATTTCGTTGGCTTGGCCATCGAAAAGCTGGAAGTTCGTTACCTCGCTGATTTCAGTCAGCGCGGCGGGGCTGTCACCGATGTCACCGATTTCAAGCGTGAACCCCTGTGATTTGATAGCGTTGGACATGTCTTTTTCCCTACTGGTTGTAAGTTACAAGGTACACGGCTGAATTTCGGAATAATAGTGGTTCATCCGTTCTGTCCACCAGATCAATGTCATTCTGCTTTGTTATGGCACCAATGACCACAGAATCTTGTGGACTGTTGCTGCCATGGTACACCGTGCCAGAATACCCATCAAGGGTGAACTCCACAGATTTCCCCAGCGCCTTTGATTCGGCTGGCGTGGCCGCATAAGCGTCAATCTGCATAAACGCCTGAACCGTGCCCGGCTGGCCCGGCGTGCGGTTCAGAACGGGCTTTCCAAACTGGTTGGAGTCGATTTCCTGAAAGATCAGAAACGGCCCGGCGGTATTGGGTGGCGCGGCCAGCCAGTATGCCTTTTGACTGGCCACCAGCGTTTTGATCAGTTCAAATATTGCGGGTTCGCAAATTTTAAATGTCATCTTCCGCCCCTGTACGATCTTTCCGCTTCGCGCTCTATACCCTCGCCAATTTTCTTGCCCAGCGTGTTGATCATTGGTTCACGCTTCATGTTGAACGTGGGCAAAAACCACGGCATGGCCGGAATATACCGTGAACCTTTTTCAAGAATCCAGCCCCAGAACGCCATGCCCGTGCTGATAGATGCGCCGCGCTCATTCTTGCGCTTGCTTTTCAGCGCACGCACACGGATGTTTGAACGCAATGTCCCGTATTGTTTTGAAGCCGGGGAACGGTCATCCTTGTGGCGCGGCGCGGCTTCCTTCATGGGCTGCAAAACGGTTTCTTTCAGGGTGTCCCGCGTGGCATCTTGTAAAATCCTGTTTTCCACGGTTCGGGGAAGCTGTTTTAACAGCCTGTCAAATTCATCAAATCCTTTGACCTTATGTTCAAGCCTCATTGCGCCCCCAGTAACCGGGCGGTGATCCACAGTTCCCCGGCGCGGGCCTTACTGCGGTCCGCCCGCATGATCTCATAATATTGATCCAGCCATTTCAGCCGCCATGTGGTCAGCACATCGGCGCGGTAATTCACACACAGCCGGATAATTTCTTCACTTTCCGTGCGGGCTGATTGGAACGCTTCATCCCCGCGCTGTGAAATAATGAACGCCCAGTCAGGTTCAGGTGGTGAATTTCCGCCAGCGTCCGCCCATGTCGTGGTCAAGGAACCGCCCACGTTTGTGCGCGTGGGAGATTCAAAATAAATTGGCTGATCTTTTTTGCCTGATTCCATCATTTCACCTTGCACAGATTGATGGTTTTGGCCACATCACGCCATTCATCTGCATAGCGCACATGCTCATATCCGGGCATATCCGGCGTGCCGCGTGTGAAGTGAACTGCCTTGGCATCAATCGCATCCGCGCTGTGCCCTTCCAGCCAGTTCCATTCCGATGGCAACGCGCCGATTTGCGAATCTTCCAGCCAGTTAAATGCGTGCAGATCGCGCCCCGGCAACTGGTTCAATAGACTCGGCTCCAATATCCGGTTGGCCGGATGTTCATTATTGATCAGCATCAGGCTGGACCAATTCTTGCGGCGATAAAGCGTTTGCGCCTGTCCGTCCATCTTTGTGGTTTCCGGCGGCGTGTAACTGTGTTGCACGCACATCACGGCTTTTTCAGGGTCGATCAGGTCAAACAGGCCGGAAAGATCGGCGCGGAACAGGAAATCAGAATCACAGAACAGGGACCAGCCTTGATATTGTGCCAGATACGGAATGAAAAAGCGGCTGATGGCAAATTCCGTGGCCATCGGCGCATCAGAAATCACATCATGCATCTGGTTTTTGTGGATATGCATGGGGCGGTCATAAATACCCAGCGCCTGAAAATGCGGCAATAAAAGCGGGGTGATATTGATGCCGGGCGCATATTGCATCAGGGAACGGACGGTCACGCCATAGGCCAGCGGCCACCTGAAATCATAACCGATAAATGCGCTAATCTTCATTATACGATTCCCATAGTAATATTGCTTTTTCGCGGACCGATTCCGGCTTTATGGACTCCATGGCCGCACGGCAATGGCCGCACGGTTCCCACCTTCCACAATATCCTTCATCAGTTTCCACGGCAATATTGTAATGGAAATCATACCCAGTCACGGATGGCGGAACAAAAGCGCCAAACACCACCACCGCCGGAACCCGCATGGATGCGGCCATGTGATGCGTACCCCCCTCGGCGGCCATCACCAGCGCGGCGCGTTCAATCGCCGCCAGCGCGGCCCGGAACGTGGGGGTGTTATAGGGAATCGCCCCGGCAATGGGCTTGGTTTTCGAATCAGGCAAAAGCTGATAAACCGGACACGGAAAATCACGGATCACCGCTTCCCAGTTTTTCTTTCCCCAGTCCTTGTTCGGGCTGGCTTCTTTCTTCAATTCAGGTGATACGATTGCATAAGGCGGTTTCAGCGTACACGCGGCGCGTTCTTCATCTGTCAAATAGACTCGCCCGGCGCGGGCGCGATATTCCAGATTAAAGATGGCCCGGCGGCCATGCCACGCGGTGATATAGGGACGCGCCCCGCCGCCATCAATCAACCTTTTGCCGCCTTGGTGAACCCATGCGGGATTTCCCCGCCATGCGTCATGTTCCCGTGGCGCTTCCGTCATGGTCAGGATAGACACGGGGCGGCCTGTTTGCTCATAGAGGCGTTCAGCGCGGCCCAGCGCCATAATTTCATCACCCAAGCCCATTGAACACCCGCCGGATGATGTAGCCACGGCCCAGCGATAGGAAGAAATAACAGGCGGTGATGCCGCCCGCCTGTGCGGGGCTGGTTTCAAGGCCAAAATAGGGCAAGCCATACAGGCTGAACAAATATGAAATCACCAGCCCCAGAACCGCATTGGCCTTGGCTTCAATGAATGACATGCCCCGGCTTTGCTTTAATCCCATGACAGTATGAAATCCCCGCTGATTTCTTGGCGCATGACCGCGCCCAGATTTTGCAGGAATGCCACGGCGGATTGTTTGCCAAGGCCGTACCGGGCGGAAAAATCGCGCTTTTGCTCGACAATAACGCACGGCTTGCACCGTTGCAGCGTGTCCACCGCACCGCGCAAGACAAATTCTTCATAGCCTTCACAGTCAATCTTGATCAGGTCAACTTCCTGAAAATTGAATGAGTCCAGCGTTTCCATGGGGATGTTTCCGCGTTGGCCGGGGCGCACTTGCGTGTCCCCGGATGAACCCGGCGTGCGAGTTTCCAGCGCCACGCTGCCTTTTTCTGCGCCCAGCGCACATTCATAAAGCCCGGCGTTGCCGATGCCTTCCATGTTGCGCCGCCAGCATTCGCGGTGCAATTCCATGGGTTCAAACGCCAGCACAGCGTCAAAATCATGCGCCAGAAAGAATGACCACAGGCCCACATGGCCGCCCACATCCACCGCGTTGCGGAATTGTTTGATGTACGGCTTGGCCGCCGCATATTTGCCGTATTGATAGCACAGGCGGCCATGCACGCGGTGATTAACCGTTTGCATGTGCCCCGGCAAATGCGACTCATCGGCTGGCATCCACCACTGATCAAATTTTTTCAGATTCATTGTATTTTCCTCCAACAATCCCCTTGTGCGATTTCATCCAAAGTCCACTGATTTGCCGCCAGCGCTGCGGCCCATTCCATCCGGTCATCCGGGTAAAATGGATGCTCAACACGCGCCGGATCGGCAAGCCCCATCCGTGATGCGGCGCAATCACCCGTGGTAATGACCGGAATCCCTTCCATAAGCGCTTCCACGGCGGTGTTTGATGTACAGCAAACCAGACAATGGGCACCCTGTAAATCCGCCATCAGGGATCGTTCCGTGCCTTTTTCGCGCAAAATTATGGGCCTGTCTGTGTACAGTTTAAGGCGCTTCATGGTCGACTCCACCCAGTCCGCAATGCCGAATCGCTTGTAATAATCCGGGGTTTGCGTGCAAAGCAGGATGTGCTGGCCGCCCTTGTTCCATGGCTTCACGGCTTCATGGAAAGGCCGCAAGCGGTCATAGTCAGGCGCACCGCGCCCGTCATGCTGAAAGGCGTTTTTTGTCACCCGGAAAAACTTGCCCCGGCCAAAATAGGCATGATCGCCATAATAAAAATCATCCCCCGCTTTTATCGCCTTCACCAGATCTGGCCACAGGCCGGGCGCACCGTACCCGGCCCACGGGCCGCGTTTATAGGCTTCCACAATCTGGCCGCCGCTGCCTTTGGCAAAAGCTTCACACCATTGTTTTGACAGTGTTTTATGCCGGGTCATGTATATATTAGGTAATTTCATAGTACGTCCTTTATGTTGACCAGCGGAAAACACGTGATGGCCGTTTGCCGCGTGGCGTTGAAAACAGGAACAGGAATCAGCGGCGCGGCGGCGGCAAGTCTTTTGTTCCATTCCGCATAGTTGCTGTAACGGCTTTCACGGGGGTGTTCCTTTTCCCACCAATGTTTGTCTTGCTGCGCCGGGTCATAGCCATAATCATACCCCAGCAATATTACACGGTCCGCGCCATCCAGCACGGCCATGTTGATCACCTGAAATCCTGAATTTCCGCCCGTGGCCAGAACGCCCGGCGTTGTACTCCACTTCCATTCCGCCCGGCATTTTATGGTTTTCAGTTCCGGGAAAAGTTCTGCGGCGCGGTTTTCCAGCGTCCATTTTTCGCCCTTGAAATCGCGCCAGCGTTCGGGGTTATTGATCCACCAGTCATGATCGGCGGCATACATCACATCCGCCCACGGGGCCATCAACGTGGCTTCCTTTACGGCGTAAATGCGGCCTTTTCCCCGGCAATAGTCCACATCCTCTTTGGTCAAAGAGGGGCCGGACGCAATACAAATGGCGGTTTTCATTATCACCTTACCCGTTTTATTTTTTATTCAAAGAATCCGTTGATCATGACGGTTCCACGAATAATTTGTGATCCCGTTGCGGTCCCCAATGGCATTTTAAGGATGACATGAAGGAATGTTCCGGCGGCAACATACAGCGGGGTTTCAAAATTTATATCAATCGGCGCGGCCAAAGCACCGATGGCGGCACCAATCGGAAAAGATTGAAGCCCCAGCGTTTGGCGGCGGGCGGCGCGTGTCCCGGCGGTTGCCGAATCTGCCGTGGCCAATGAAACAGCGGTGCCGCCAACTGCAATGCCCCATTGCAACAGCGTGGCCGTTGTCGCAACAGCCGCGCCCGTGTTTACGGTTTCAATTCTTATTCCTTTGACCACAAGATTCTTGTTTCCGCCAGCGGCTGATGCTGCCGGAACCTGATAAGCAAACAAAGCGTAATCAGTTTCCGCCCCGCCAACGGCGGCAAACTGGAATTGGCCGCCCAGCGTTGTATAACCGGCGGCTGTGTTTGAAAGCGTTGCGGACGCGGGCGCGGCGCTGTTGGCATAGTTTGCAGATTGCCCGGCGGCGGCACCACGGGCATTCATGTAGGATGCCATTTCCATGCCAGCGATTGCGGTTTCAAAGTTTCTATTCTGCGCCAGATCGCGGGCCACAACCGCAACATCCGAAATTTCAATGCGCTGCGCCGTTCCCACAACTGCGGAATTGTAAAAGCGCATAAGCAAAGGCAGGGCGCGTGCAAAAGAAACGGCGGCAACGGTATTTGGCACAGGAAGAACGGCATACAAAATGCCGTTTATATAAAATTCTGCTTGGTCCTGATCAATGACAATTCTAAAGAAATTGTTTTCATTGTTTACAATCCCGGCATCAATATCCGGAGTCGTGTTTTCAGTGCCGTTGATGTTGACCACGCCCACCAAAGCGCCCGCCGTATTGTATTTAAAATAGATTCCATCCGTGGGGGTTGCTGTTGTCGCGGCAAAACCAATCCCCATTTCAATGACGTTGTTTGCTTGCGGCATGATGGCAAGGCGTGCGCGGAAAACAACTTCCAGACTCGCGGCGGCCTGTAGCTGGAAGGTTCTGTATGTTTGCACGCGGGCAACAGCGCCAGATGCCAAAGAGTTACCAGCATTCAAAACCATGTTGCCGCCGGAAAGCGCAATGGTTGCCGTGGATGTAACCATTTGATAGGCGGACACATCGGATATGGCATGGTTAAAAGTGTCCTGCCAGTAAACTTGATCAATGCCAACCCGCAAGCGGCCATCAGGCGTGACGCGCAAAGCGCGGCGCAGGACATCAGCGCCAAGCGCCCCATCATGGTTTTCACCCACCATGACCAAATATCCCGCATGATCCTTGACTATGGGTGTGTTTACTTCAACATTTCCATTTGCATCAACGGGGCTTGTGATTCCGGCCATTTTTGACTCCTATATAAAATAATTCACGTTAAAGGCACCATCCGCACCATCGGGCGCGGATGCATAAATGTCAAAACCAACGCCAGCCAAAGCCACAACAGAAAGGCTGATGGCATTAAATTCAAGTTCATCCGCATCACGCCCGGCACCGGGTGCGCCCATGGAAACAAGGATTTTTGTTGATCCTGTTATTGCGGGATTCAATATACTAGTTTTTGCGGAATAACCATACACCCCAAAATCAATAATGGCCGTTCCCTTGTTCACCACCGCGTCCGCGCCATCGGCACCATCGGCACCATCGGCACCGTCCGCGCCAGCCGGGCCAATCAGTGATGTGGGGGAACCCCACGCGCCGCCCGTTTTCGGGCCGTAAAGCGTATTTGCCGCCGTGTTGATATAGAAATCACCATCAACGCCAAGGCCACCAGCGGGTGCGCCTGTGCCGTTGCGGACGGTTTTGCCATCCGCGCCATCGGCACCATCATTTCCATCCGCGCCATCGGCCCCGTCCGCACCATCAGTGCCCGGCGGGCCAATCAGTGATGTGGGGGAACCCCACGCGCCGCCCGTTTTCGGGCCATAGATCGCATCGGCGGCGGTATCAATGTAAAAATCGCCATCCACGCCAAGGCCAGCGCCCGGCGCACCTGTGCCGTTGCGCACAGTTTTCCCGTCAACTCCGTTCGTGCCATTCGTGCCGTTTGCGCCCGGCGCTCCGTCCGCGCCATCGGCACCATCTGCGCCATCATCACCAGCCGGGCCTTGCGGCCCGCGTGGTCCGGCGTGGATGATTTCCACAATCTTTGTTTCTGATTCAATAATTTCTGTTGAAATTTGCTGGTTAAAAATTTCAACTTTGTTAGAAGTCAGAACAATTTCGGCAAGCTTAGCCTGTTGCATTCTCTAATACCCTTGCATTTCCAATGATCCAGCGTTCCCGTGAGGAATCTTCAATGATGTCAACTTGCATATAAAGTTCAGCATCATCAATGGAATCTGTTTCACTGGCTGGAATCTCAACAGTCCAGATTTGATCATCATCAACTGAAATAAATGTGGGACTTTCAGCGTATGAAGTTTCAAAAACCTCTGTTCCACCAGCCTTTGTGCTAAGGGTAAAAATTACATCATCTGGGTCAACATATTCGCCCGCACGGCTAAGGCGAAAAGAAAACCTAAAAACGGCACCTTTATAGATTTTTGCGCCATTATAACTAATAGGCTGCATTTAAATCCCCAGTTCTTCCCTATAAGGAAACAAAAGGCGTTCCACCGCCGGGTTTTCATACTGTTTCATTTCGCTTGTGGCCCCCCGGACTCTGTATAAATCTTCAATGATCAACAAGGCCGCCGCCTTCACGGCATAAACCTGTGGAACATTGGAAGTGTCCAGATAATTCATAATCCAGTCATCCGCCGCGCCCATATAAAGCGTGATCAGATCATCTTCCAGACTATGTGTGACTCGGCATTGTTTTTTTGCTTCCGCAAGGGTCACAAGCGCCATGATTTATTCCTTTTTTGCGGATTCCGCTGCCACTTCGCGGGTGAAGTCCGGCGCAATTTCTTCAACTTCCTTGCGCTTCACAGCTTTCCCGGTCAGTTCTTTAAGCACGTTCAGGTCAGGTTGCCCGCCTTGCGTCCAGTGCGCATCGTCATCAGGGTTCAGGGACTTGATGGCATCTTCCAGACTCAGAGGATCACCGCCCGCGCCTTCACCGTCACCGGAATCGTCATCCGCATCCTTGCCGCCCGCGCCATCATCTTTTTGCGGCGCGGCTTTTTCACCGTCCACAAATTCGGCATAGCCCAGATCAACAAAGCGCTGTGCCGTGGCAATGTTCAGCGTGGCCACGCGGCCAATCCAGACGTTGCCCAGCACCGGGCTGGAAAAATCATCACGGATGATGCGAATTTGCACCTTCCGGTTCGGAATTATTTTATTAAGAATCGCCATTGGTTTTCCTTCCTGTGTGAAAAATAAAAGGGGCACCATTGCTGGTGCCCCTTGATTATCGGTTAAATGCCTTAGAGGGTCAAGGCACCGTAGCGGATCGCCGCCGGGACATACACAGACACGGCCAGACGGGCTTCCGCACGGATGGTCAGAAGGTTCTTTTGGACGTTATCTTCGTCCTGCTCGAACATTTCCACCACCACGCCGCTGCGGTTCCAGACTTGCGCGGCAATGTCGAACGCGGCCACCATGAAGTAGCCTTGCGTCACGGCATTGGACACGACAACGGGGAGTCCCCACAGCATCGGCCCCATGATCCCGTTCGGGTTGCCAATGACATAGCGATTGTCACTGGAACCGTTGACTTTCAGGCGCTCAAGTGCGCCCCAGTCCGCCGGGTTCATCAGGATGGCCGTGGGCACATAGTCAGCACCATAAACCGCGTAAATGGCGCGGTTAATGCTGTCCAGTCCGTTTTCACCCGTTGTGGGGGTGAACGTGGTGAAATTCCCGGAGTCTGTGAGGCCGGAAATGTTCGGGTTTGTGCCGTTGCCGTTCAGGATTTGCGCGTCAATCCGGTAATCCACGCCATAGCGCAAGCGTGTATCAATGTAGGATTGCAGCGCGGGCGCGTCATCCAGCACCTGTTTGGATGCTTTCAGCCAGTGGGCAATGGTTTTCACCGGGGCATTGACCAGTTCAAAGGTCAGTGCGGATTCCGGCTTTGCCACGCCTTCATTGGTTTCAGCCGCGTTGTTCGTGTGCGTAAGTTCACGCACATATTCAATCGCGTTGCTGGTGGTCACGCCAGCCGGGAGAAGATCACGAATCTTCAACAGGCGGAACGCGCCGGGGATGATCCCGGCCAGCCGCTGTGCCGGAACAAGCGTATTGGCGTTTTCCAGCGGTGAACCTTCTTGGCCGATAATGGTATTGGCCTGAAATTTCAGCTTGCTGGAATTGCCTTGCGCATATTCCTTGAACGCATCGGATTTGATGACCATCTGGCCAAGCGTTTCCACAGCCGCCTTGCCAGCCTTCACATTGTCAGCAATGCGCTGTTCAATGTCGATGATCTGGTTAGAGAAGCCGGAAAGCTTTTCCGCCAGTTCATTGGCTTTCGCCAGCGCTTGTGCGGATGATTCGCCGTTGGCCTTTACCTGTTCTTTCAGCGCCGATTCCAGTTCTTTCTGGCTGGCTTTGAAAGATTCGATGGCATCAGTTGCCTGTTGGACAAGCTGTGCCGGGTCTTGCGGTTTAGTCATTGTTGTTTACCTCATACGGTTTCAAGTGTTTTCACGAATGATGCTAGTGCATCGGTCAGTTTGTCATCAGCGCACGGCGTGATGTCGTCATTAACAGCAGCGCCCGGCGTGCTTGTTAAATCCTTGATGATGGCGCGGCGTTGGCTGCGGGTTTTCCCGGCCTTGGCCAGTGCCAGTTCAATTTCTTTCAGGCTGTTTGCCTTTTTGCTCGTTTCTTCATCCGTGTCCAGTTCATCACTGTCAAGGAATTGCGTGGCGAATCCTTTTTCAACGGCTTCCTTGCCGGAAATCCATGTTTCCGCCGCCATCATGGCTTCAACTTCATCATCGGCCAGCCCGGTTTTCTTGCCGTACAGCGCCACGCACGAATCGTCAAACTTTGTCAGGGTATCCATGCATTCACGCATGTCATCCTTGTTGCCCACGCACACCGTCCACACGTTGTGGATCATGATGAACCCGGCTTCCGCAATCTTGATGGTGTCCCCGGCCATGGCCACGATGGACGCGGCGCTTGCGGCCATGCCGACAATGCGCACGGTGATTTCCCCGTCATGCTCTTTCAGCAAATTGTAAATGGCCAGCCCTTCAAAGAAATCGCCGCCGGGGGAATTGATGTTGACGGTGATGGCTTTGCCCTTGTTCTTCCGCAACACGGAAGAAACAACTTTGGCGGTCATACCCTGTCCGGTCCACCAATCTTCACCCACGATGTCATAAATGTTGATGGTGGATTCGTCATCACTGTCCGCCGCCTGAATTTCAGGCTTCCAGCGGTTCATGATGTTTTCCGGCAGGAAGAATCGGACATCCTGCGCGGCAGATTCGCGCATCATTTTGAATGTGTCCCGTTTATTCTTCATTGTTCTTCCCCTTTGGATGGCACCAGCGCTTTGCTGCGGTCAATCTTGTCCAGTTGATCAGCGGGAGTCATTTGCTGTTGCAGGAACAGTTTATCACCGCCGGGCAACGGCTTCAAGCCTTCGCCCTCGCGCCACTCGTTCGGCGGGAACAGGCCGCCCGTGACTCCTTCCTTGCCCGCCTTGATCCGGTCATGGAAATTGGCCTGTAGCAAATCTTCAAAATCAAACTGGATGTCCACCGTGTCGCGCTGCGCCGGGGACAACAGGTTGGCTTTCATGCTGGCCGCATAGCGGCTGGCATAGGGCCGCAAGCCAAACTTGTAAAAGCCTTCAATGATCTGGCCAATGCCCGTGCCCCACGCCGTGGTTTGCTGGTTATCATTGACCAGAATGGAAGGCACCCCGAAAAAGCGGCAAATATCTTCAATCTGGAATCGCCGTGATTGCAGCAATTCGATGTCCTGCGGGGACAATGAAACTTGTTCATATTTCATGTCCGCTTCCAGAACAAACAGGCGTTCTTCATTGCCTTCCGCCAGTTCGGAAAAGTTCTTTTTGATCTGCGCCCGCTGATCCGCCTTTAAAGTTTTGTCGATCATCAGCAAGCCGGAAGGCTTGCCGCCGTTCTTATAAATTTTGGTCACGGCCAGTTCGGCGGCTTGGCCCACGCCAATGCTGTTGCGGGCATAGGCAATGGGTGACAGGCCCACAATGCCGTTGCCGAAAAGCTTGTTGTGCCAGATGGTTTTGTCACTGTAAATGCGGAGTCCCCTGTCCTCGGTATAGCGGAACTGCACATCCCCGCTGTCCTGTAGTTCCACCGCCATTTGCGGTGTCATCAGCGGGACAAGGGCAATAATATCCCCATCTTTTTTTGCGCCCTGCCTTTGGATCACGGAAAAATCATTCCCCTGCATCACAAACTGGTAAACGATTGATTCAATGTATTCTTGTTTCGTTTGCCAGCGGTTGACCTTGCCCCGGAACAGCTTGGACAGGGGGTGATCCGGGAACGGCGTGCGCACGCCGCCATCAGAAAGTTTGTAAACATTGATCGGCAACGCGCCGATGGTTTCCGTGATCAGCTTGACGCACGCCCACACGGCGGAAAGCTGCAAAGCTGATTCAACGGTGACAGGCGTGGCGGATTCATGTGCATAAGTGCCCGGCCCTGTGATTTGCAAGCCCCTGTTGCGGCTTTGCCCGCCCTGAATCCATCTGATGATTTGAGAGTAAAGCGCCATGCGCACTTGCCTTTTTTGCTAAATCCTACCCAATGCAAGCGTAAGTGTTTTTAGAAAGTCCGGCAAGCCTATAGAATCAACGGCGCACTGATAAAATCATCCAGATTGCCTTCAAGCTGGCGGTTTCGATCCGCCACCCCCGCCGCCATGGCAAGCGCCACCATTCCGTCAATTCTGCCAGATGTTTTCGCCTTGTCCAGCTTCCTGTTGCCGGACGGGTCTTTTGTCACCACGGCATTGGCGGCGCACATGGTCAGCACTGGGTGATTGCCGTGGCACAGCGCGGCGTTCAGGATCAGGCGTTCCACCGCGTCCAGTGCCGGGGCCATGTCTTTAAATCCTTGCCCCCATTCCACCATGGGAAGTTCCAGCCCGATGCGGTCCATGTCCTTTTTGAAATATTCCATGCGCCAGCGGTCAAAGCCGATGCCCACCAGATTTTCCAGCCCGGCGGTGATCTCGCCAATTTCCTTGGCCACAAATTCATAGTCCACAGTTGCGCCCGGCGTGGTGTACAGGAAGCCTTGTTCTTTCCATACATCGTATGGCACCCGGTCTGTTTTCGCACGGTCCATCAGCCCCTTTTCCGGTGTCCAGAACCAGCACCAAACAAACCACCTTTCACCAAGGCGGCCCAGCAAAATGAACGCGGTCAAATCCGTGCGGCTGGAAAGGTCCAGCCCGCCGTAAATTTCTTCACAATCTTCCGGCGTGACATCGACAGGCGCACCGCACGCCTTCCACACTTCGCGGCTGATGAACGGGGAATTGGATGTCACCCGCTGATTCAGGATCAGGTTGCGGAAACGGGCTTCCGCCGATGGCATCCGCTTGGCTTCCTCTGCCGCCGCCCGCACGGAATCCAGACTCAGGAATCTTCCAAGCGCCGGGTTGGCCGCGTACCATGCCGATTCATCCATGATGTCACAGCCTTCCGGCGCGGTGTATAGATGGCAGATGGTGTGTGTGTCATCCGGGTTATTCAGCGCATCGTCAATCAACAGGGAAAGCAAATCTGAATCGTTCGCGGCTTGCGTGCTGATGATCACCATCAGCGGATTTTTATGTGCCCCCTGTGATGTCACCAGCGCGTCAAAAAAATCAGAACGCGGCCCCACAACTTGGCCCAGTTCGTCAACAATGACAATCAGCGGTGAACCGCCGTGCGCTGTTTTCGCATCGGCGGACAGCGCGGTGTAAGTGGTATTCATCGGCAAGCCGATAAGCTGTTTTTTTGACGGGATGATTTTGATTATGCTGGCCAGTTCCGGGGAAAGCCGGATGATCTTGCAACAATATTCAAAAACCTTGGCGGCCTGTTCGCGGGACATAGCGCCCGATTCAATCTGCGCGTTCAGTTGCGCTTCCGGCCCCACAAGGAACACCAGCAACAGTGTGGCCATGGACACGGTTTTTGCGTTCTTCCGCGCCATGGACCAGATGGCACGGCGCACCTTGCGGTTCCCGTCAAACAGATCACGGTAAAATTTTTGCTGAAATTCATCAAGGATCAGCGGCTGGCCAACAAATTCGCCTTCCGGTACGCGGCAAAACGCATGGACAAACTGTATGGCCCTTTC